GGTCTAGCTAATGTAGTAATATCATTAGCAGGAGTCTTTAATGAAGTTGTAATAATATTTTGAAAAGTACCATCTGGTAATTTTACTTTAGTACTACCTTTTCCTAATCCAGCAAGTGCTTTAAGATTATTATCTAATCTTAGTAATTCTTGCTTCATATAACCAAACCCAGGAACTGATACTATTTTAGTACCTTCGTCGGTCAGTATTTCTAATGGAATAGATTTCGCATTAGTAGTTACTGCTTCGTTGATTCTTTCAAATGTCTTTAGAGAATTAGTATTAATTTCTAAAAGCTTCTTTAAGGAATTAGATATGGAATTGTTAGTGTTCATATTATCTTAAAATATCTACTTCAAATACATAGTTGATTGGATCTATACAAACCAATTCAATGTAAGGTTTAGTCGTTATTAACTGTGATGGGTCGATGTCAGCGATGTTTATCCAACCTCCAGATTTGTTAGTTAAAATCTTTATGTTGTTACCATTTACATCAATAGTATCTATCGCTATTTTAAATACCTGACCTTTCTTCCACCCGTTAGTGGAATCATCAATGTATATATCTAGGCTACTATTTAGTGACTCGTTGTTTAATATGTTATTTAGACTTAATCTATTAGTGTAAAGGTTTAATTTAGCCCATACTCCATATTGATTAGCCTGTGAATTATCAAATAAGCTAATTGATGTTAAAGCTCCAGTTGTAATACCAGAAGCAATATCCCATTTAAATAAATCAGATACTACATAGCCTTCAATTTCATTATTAACTTTAATTTTACCAGGTATTGATTTATCAACCGTAGTACCTTTACCCGCAAATATTACATCTGTATTATATTGTAATTCTACTGGAATAGTTCCATCTATTAATTGGTTGATCTTACCATGTGCATTATTAATTAAAGTTAATAGTGCATCTGAATCCTGTAACTGTAATGAAGCCGCAGTAAAGTCATCTTCTAATTCTTTTATTCTTGCTTCTAGTTGAGCAGCTTGAGCTGTTCCTAAAATTATATTTTCTAAATTAGTAAATCTATCTGCAAGTGCGCCATATCTATTATTAGCTTGTAATAGTAGATCAGTGGCATTCTCAAGCGCTGTGGTTGTGTCCATGAATAAATCCATAGAGAATGTAGTGAAATCATTTACACTAGTCTCAACACCTACGTTATCAAGAGATGAATTGAATTTAAGATTTAACTTTAAAGAATATGCATTACCATTTAGGCCTGTTACTTCGTTAGGCTTAAATTTAATTTGTTCATGTATTTTTGAACCAGGTCCTGGAGAATCTGTAATATCATCTAGTATTAAGATACCATATAAATTTGTAGATCTATTAGCAGGTACAGAAGAGCTATATAAATCATAATATACTAAAACGGCATTAAATCTGAACTGTTGTCCAGTTTTTGAATAATCCAATAGTGACTTAATGTCTGGATTATTTTGAATCTGCTCATAAGCAGCAGTGTCCCAATCAATTTGTACAGAATTTGTAGCATTTGTTTGTACATCATAATATGGTCCTGAGTTCAGGGTCCATTGATCTACAATAGGTAATAAGTCAATGTTAGGATCTGGGTGTGTTTGTCCCTCTCTACCTTCTATATTTACAGCATTTACATCGCTAGGATATAACTTAGTTGCTGTTGTATTATAGTCAGTGGGCTTAAATAACACTTGAGGAGTATAACCTACCGATGTTGGCACGTTAATATAGACTTCATGATAAGTATTACCTTGGTATGCAACGTCATTCTCTGCGTCGATGCTACCTAAATATTTTACTACTCTATCATAGTTCGCTCCGCCTAAGATCGCATTATCATTCTCAGCATAATCACCAGTCGAAGATTCGTTAGAATCTGAAGGTCTAAAATCAATTGCCCCTAAAGAAGATAACCATTTAAAAAAGATCTTTTCTGAATCTGATTGCAGTAAGATCGGATCATAGTCATCATCGTTTAAAAGAAGTTCTTCTAAATTTAATGCGTAATTTTGGAATGTTTGTGCGAAATCCACATTCGGCATACCAGCGACATACGGTTGACCAGAAGGTTGCTTTAGATTTAATTGAAAATCAATTGCATTTTGGCCATTTGCAGACTGTGTGAAATCAGGTAAATCTAGTAAAGCATATTTACTAAATTCAAAATTGATGTCAGCACTATTGAATGCTCGGGTAATGTCTCTTGCCGATGAAGCAAATGCATACATCGTGCCGCCTTGCGGCTGTGGTATTCTAACTAACGGAGTTGCCATCTACAGTTTCGGTTTTGTTTAATTTATACTATCGTTGCTTTGTGAGAAGCTACTACGTACCATTTTGCATCAAAGGATCTAAGTGTAACTGTTGAGTTAACTGCGTCCAATGTAATACTTGTTGCTTGTAAAGAAGCTCCAGTATTTGCACCTAATGATAGCGATGCTGATGCCACACTTATGAATGTTACTTCTTGTCCATCGACTCCTACAGGAACCACGAAGTTGGTATCAATAAAGTATGTGCCTTTATCTAGAACACTTGGTGCATCGTTTGTTGCTGCATTTGTTGCAGAACCAACAACACCAGACTTGATGATTGAACCACCAAGATTAATCGAGCTAGAAAAAGTTGCAGCAGTAGCAACAGTTGCACCGTTAGTATTTACAACAAATAATGTTGTTCCGTCTACGATACTCAGTTGTTGTGCTGTAGCAGATGTTAAACCGCTTAAGACTCCAGTCACAGGGTTTAAAAGAGCTGTTACAGATGCTAATTCGTCATTCAATAATTCGAAATTACTATTGATAGTTGGTCTCGAAGATGATACCGAATCTGTACCTAAAATTTCAGTAATGTTTGCCATTTTATATTTATTTTACTTTTAACATGTTGCGTTTTACAACGTTCTTATTTCCATACGTGTCTTCAGCTTCCAGTTGTATCGAGTATTCACCCGGTTCCTGAAAAATGTAAGTAAGCCACATATTATTATAGTATATATCATTGATTTCTGGGTTAGTTATATTGGTGATAGTCCATATTGGCTTTCTAGCACCAGGAAACTTAGAAATGTCAGTTGATATAGTTAAATGCGTTGATCTTTCGACCACAGCATAATTTTTAAATACTTTTACGTTATCCCATGTTGGATTATAGTGAACCACATGGACCTCTCCGCTTATTGCCGAAGTAGGAGATTCTGTATCTATTGTAACAGATTCAAAATCATACGTTTTTGAATACTCTTGTCCACTGCATATAATATAGTAAAACTGATCATTAGTATCTATGTCATTATCAGAGTCTATATCTTTAAATACAGGGTTATAGTTAAATTTTGAAATCACAGGATCTATTGATGCCTCTAATTCATTTGCAATTAATTTCCAACCGTCTACATCATTTACACCAGTTGGTGTTGGAGATATAATCGTATGAGAACCTATTCTTTCTACGCCAGTTGTTGGGTTCTTGTGTGTAATTGCTAATATATCACCTTGTTCAATCCAATCTATTTTAAAAGATGATGTTAAGTCTGGTCCAATTCTTAAGTTCTCCCACCAGTTATGCACGGTATCTTTCCATCTGAAACTACACTCGTCCCATTGATAAGGCCCTGTTGTTTCTGAATATCCAGTATCTGAAAACACATCACCAAATCTACTAACTGTAGAAAATCTAACACCTTGATCCTCTTCAAAATGCACATAGTTTGCTCTGTCTAGGGTTTGGTATAAAGTTGCAATAGTATCTTCTACCTTTTGGGTATTGTCTTGTGGCATATCCCAGTAACCTCCAGACATATCCCAGTCTAAAGATTTAAGATTCCATGGAGTTGTATTACCCTTTGCATCAGTTTCTAACCATTTGTAAACTCCGTATAATTCTAATTCTTTTAATTTAACTTCAAATAGATCTGATTTCTTATAGTAAGACATGTGTCCAAATAAATCATACATTCTCATCTCTACTGTGTAGCTTCCAACGTATGGTAAAGTAATTGGTAATCTTTTATAGTCATCAACAACAAGTCCATTAGCATCTAAGTAATCAACAGGTCCTCTATATTCTTGATGAAAATCATTTGGTCCGTCAATAATCCACTCAATTTCATAAACCCATCTTTTATACCAGTTGTTCCAAGTTACTTTTAAGTTCTGGTTTGCATCAACTGCATCATCCCATACAAAAGTAGCCTCATCCCAAATATCATCCCAAGACTCTGTAGAATCTAGAATAACAGGACAGCCTATTGGTATATTAGTTTGTGAAAAGTTTTGGTTATATGATTCTATTGATCTATCATGATAAGAATCATAAAAACTTTCAAAGACACTTTTTTCTTCAGATCTTTGAATGTTTGTTAAATTAGCCTCGTTACCAACACCTAGTGTTAGGAATGTATCATAACTACTAGCTGCATCATCTTGATCTAATGTTGATTTTAAAACCATTGAAGTATCTTCAATAAAAAGATCTCTATCTCTTGGCCATATATCAAATTTAACCCTATGTCCCTCTGTAAAGAATCCAATTGGATTTTGAATCTTCCACATGTTTACATTCTTTTGAGTAAAATAGTCACCCTCTCCTGTAATATCTACTATCTTAGCTTCTAATGGTAAGAAATCTCTTTGTAATCTATTCTTTAAACCATATAACTTAATTAAGACTTCTTCTGGTGTGAAATCAAAGACCTCATCAACATTAGCAAAATCCCATTGATCGAAAGTTCCGTTAGGTTCATTTAGTCTATAAACTAATGAAAACCTACTAGTTTTCTTTTGTGTTTTAGAAGGTACTTTGAATCTTAGTCTCTTTCTAGTCATTTCACCTCTAACAGATGAGTTAGGTACTGGGATTGCATGTAACTTACCAAAGGTTCTCGATGAGTTATCTACATTAATCCAGTATTCTTTAAGTGTAATCTTATCATAGCCAAAGAAATCAATAGCATTTAAGATTGCTTTATATGTCCCAACAAAAGGTTTAATGTTATTAAGTTCTAATAACATTTCTTTTCTCTTTTGGTTTAATAGTTGATAATCAGGATGCATCTCAGAAATATCATGAGACTTAAAAATCATAAAGTCTTCTGCTTCTAATGAAGCACCTAAGTTACCTAGTAAGATTTTTAGTCTTTCATCTTCTGCTTCAACTTCTCCATAAAACTCTATTCTTGCTACAACTAAATCTCCAGCTTTAATCTGTAAAATTCTTTTATGAATACCAGGATTTTCAGAAGATACTGCAATATTAATTTGTATTCCTGAATTTAAGTTGTTATTAATAGTCTTTAAGTAATTAGCATCTTGTGAAACTATTGTATCAGAAGGTCCAAATCCCCATGATTGGGTTTTAAGCTCTTTTACAAAAGCATTGTTAGTATCATCATATCTCATACCATACATGATGACATCTTTAGATTGGTCAACTCTTAAGTTTTCCCAACTAAAATCTAATGATGTAAGTATACCATCAGGAGAAAGAGGTTTATTAATAACAGCATCGCCATTATACAAACACTCTTCTAAAATGAATAGGTTTACTGTTTCATATAGATTAGTAGATACCTCAGGGAGATATACTTGCCCTTCCCATATACCATCTTCATCCTGAACTAATTGTAGTTCTGATTGCGTACCGTTAAAGAATCTTAAATTATTCCACATATTATCTAGTTCTTTCGTCGTCTTTTTCTACCGTAAAGTTATTAAAATTCTTTAAAGATCTAACCTGATCTAACAGCGCTAAAAAATAATCATTAACAAATAAAAGAAATTCTCTCATTGTTTGATTTCTCCTAATATGAGGAGATACTTGTTTATTAATTAAACCATGTTTCTTGTAATCATACTTAACGTTAACATTATCATCTTTCCTATGTTTGGAAATCTTGTATAATCGCTTACGTTTATATACTAATAGATCTTTAAATAGACTCATTATCTTATAGATTTTCTATTTCCAGCCTGTACTCTAGTGTAAATAGTTCTAGGTACTGGTGTTGCATCAAAGTTAATTGAAAGAGCTGCTTCGGCATTCATTAATGCATCATCAACAATTTCATCACCATCTCTATCTTGCCAACCTCCTCTGAAAACTGCAACTTCTTCTTTATCCATAATAATATCTCCCCATTCATCTAGTCCAGCTTCAGAATATGGAATAACAGTTGTTTCATCAACATCCACAGTTTTAACTTCTTCTATTTGTTTAAAGAAAATATATTTTTGTTTACCGTTACCTATATCTTCTAAAACTACTGGCTCTTGTGGTACTACTGTTACGGTCGTAGACACATAATATCCTAACCTTCTTGCAGTCTCTTCTGTTTCAGATATAAATCTTACATTAACAGCATCAATACCTTCGATTGTTTCTAATATGTAAACAATATCCGATTTAGGTAGTTTATCTCTTCTTGTAATGTTTAACATATAATCACTTACAGCTCTTCTAACGTTAACAAATATTTCTTGTTTTGTATAACCTTCAAAATACCTGATATTAATATCCATGCTGTATTTTCTAATTTTAGGTTTTACAAATACTACTTCAGTTGTAACCATTTGCTGACCACTATCCTGAATCACTTGTGACATCTTGTCGTATTCATTTTGATCAAAGAACATTTCATTTATTGGGATTGAAAAATAATCTTGATCTGCTAATAACTTTCTTCTAGCATCTGGAATTGCGAAAATATAAATTACATTATCATCATCTAAATACTGGTCCTCAGTCGTGTTGTAAGCGTCCACATACGAGAACATTCCATATCTTGATAGGAAATACTCATAGTTATCTGGAGTCGCTAGAACGTATGATTTAGACGCTAGAGGTGCCATTAACTTAGTAAACTCAACTGATTCTTTATCAGCTCCCATTTTAGGAGACGAGGTTACTGTTACTTCTAAATACTCATTTAAATCAAACGAGTCTCCATTTGAATCATCTCCTTCTGCATCCCATTTAAAAATAATATCTTGTGCATCGTCTAAGTTACCTTGAAAACCTGCATGCTTAATATATTCTACCTCTATTAAATTACCAGAGCTTGGTATTGCACCAAAGTTACCAGTTCCAAAATAAACATCAAGCCCACCGGAAATACCAGTCTTAAGAATATATGCCTTTTCGTTATTTAATAGATCGTACATTGAATCGTGTTTAGTCCACTTTTCACCGTTAACTGAAACGCTAACTTTAGAATGATCTGTTAAAGAACTTGTTTGTATATTATATGATTGCATTGATTCTCCAGTTCCAGTAAAGGTTTGCTTTTCAAATTTACCCTGAACAACTGCACATTTTATAGCATACTTGTTTGACTTTTCTAGTCTAAATTTATCTTGTGATGTTAATAGAGTATAAACTAATCCGTTTAATTCACATTTTAATTCTGATCTTGCATCAATATTTAATCCTGTGCCTGCAATTTTACCAAGATCTGATCCAATCGCCCATTTAAATTCAACTTCACCAGTTGCTGCAAAGCCTCTTGTTGCATCATGGCCTGTTAATCTTGAGATACCATAAATAGATTCTGGTTGTTGTGCAGTATATATGTTTTGCTCTACTAAAGAATCCTCTACATAGAACATTATTAACTCACCAAGTTCAGCCATGACAGAAATAATCTGAGCAAATGGAGATGCTTCAGTGAATAGAGTGTTCGCACGCTTGTAAACTCTTGCGATATATGTTCGAGCATCGGTCTTGATTTGATCAGCCGATGTTCTTAGTGTGCTTAAAAATTTTAGTTCTGCCATTAGTTATTTATCTTAAATTTACTTTGATTTGGTACTCGTTGTTAACAGTAATATCAATAAACGCCATATCTCTAACTACACCCTTCATAAACTTAACGCTTACAGTAGTTTTGTACTTTGCTGATAGGGGTACGAAATTTGCCAGTTGGCCCTGTATTTCATTTTTAATTTGAAATTCATTTTGACCTAAACTATATACAATATCTTCTAAGTTACAACCAAATCCTGGAGCACCTAAAACATCTCTCTTTCTTGTGAAAAGAACTGTTTCTATCTGAGCTAGTAACTGTTCAATTTCACTTACGTTTTGAACAACTCCCGTCTGATAATTAGGGTCTCCTATGTATTTTATATAAAAATCCATTTATATATGTATTCTACTTTTTATGAGTGGAACATCCAGTCCACTCCTTCGTCTCCCTTTATCTCCTCAATAATTGACTCTAATTCGGTGTCTCCCATGTCTTTTATTGCGTCGTAGTCGAATTCCACATTACCAGGTAATGCAAACTTAAAAATACCAAGCTTAGCGCCTAGTGATTGCTTAATCTTAGCAGAACAATATCTAAAAAAGATTTCGTCGTCAAATAGTGCACAATCCGGAATCGTTTCATACACATCAAGTATTAGATCTCCCTTCGGAGTATCTCCCATTATCTTTAACTCTCCAGTCAGTCTAGAGTATTGAAAAGAAATTGGGTTTTCTAAAATCTGTCTAGCCATATCTGCTAAAGACTGATTTAGTACATAATATTCTAATTCTTCTGCAGATTCTGCTGCTCCAGATCCGTCGTACATTCCTCTGAATAACATCTTCTCTACTGAAAAGTCTCCACCGCTTTGAAATCTAATATCTAATCCACCGCCAGTTGAATTCCAACCAGATGCAATATCATGTACTCCAAATACTGAAAATACAGATCCAGATCCATCTACATTTGCTCCAGGTAAATTTAATGTTCTATTCTTTTTAAAATAATCAGTTTGAAATATCGAGTTTGGCACGTGATAATAATTTTCTAGTACAGAATCTTCATATTGTTTATAGAACCACTTCTTAGCTCTTTTAATAATATTTAATATTTCTCTCTGTGGTAAATTTACTGGGACCATACATGCTCCAGTTAGCTCATCACCAAGCTCTTGTAAAAATGCGTTTAAACAACCATCGCTGAAACTTCTTCCAACGTTTAAGTTATTTTCATTACCGCTTCTAATTTCACTCATTTTATGATTTTATTTTTTTACTTACCACAACTTCAGTATCATCTGAGAATCTAACATGAGGTCCGACCCCACCTTCTCTAAAAATTCCACCTTCCATTTTACCTTTAAAAATACCGTCTCGCCCAAAGACAAAACAGTTTTTTACTGTTACACTACCGTGCACAAAACAAGATTCTATTTTAGAATCTATAACTTGGCACCCTTTATATATTTGTGATCTTAATACTTGTGCTCCGTTTACGTTACCACCATATATTTCACTATTCTCTATGTTACCTGATAGCTCACAATCAATAAACTCAAAACCATCTAGCAAATATGCGGTTTTAAACTTACCGTCTTTAACTTGGACAGTTGAATAGTCTGAGTCATAGTTAATAATACCCTCTTCCATTGTGCCGTTTGATAACAATTCTAATACTTTATGTTTAAATCTATCCCACTGTACGTTAATTACCGTAGGATCTGATTGTAAATCTACTAATATATCTATCTTAGGCCAATACTTATTTACGGCGGTATAGTCCCTTAACATTTTCATTAAGGGTTCGTTCTTTCTTAAAATACGTTGTAATTCTATTTTATTAGCAGAATTAAACTTTGGATCTCTACAAGACCTCCAAATTGCTAAGATAAATCTATCCGCTAAAGTTAAAATATCTTCTTGTCTCTTTTCGTAATCTTTACCTCCAATATATCTAAACTCTAAATAATTACTTTGAGCCTTTTCAAAGTTAATACCATAATACTTAGTATTAGCAAAGGTAAAGTTGTCCTTATTAATTAAATCAGCATTATAGTAAAACGCTTCATGTTTAGGCATAATCCATTTAATAGACTTCGCATAAGTAGAATCTTCTCTATTTGGAAAATACTTATACACACGATCTTCGTCAAACTCAAGTATGAATTTCAACACGTCCATGTGCTGTATCATATTTGGATCTTCTAAGAAGTCTGGATTAAAAGACATATTAAGGTGGATAGATGCTCGATCAGATGTATAGCCGTTTTCACGAATCCATCCTAACATTTTAACAATAACTAGTCTAGCGTTTCTATAAGGCATTGGACCTGTCACAAGTTCAATTAGCCCTGCACCACCTGACATATCAGGTTCCATTTTAAACACTTCTGCGGATGGCACGAAATCTGAATGAGCCTTTTCTTCTAATTGAATCTTTCTGCCTAATAGTTTAGATACAGACTTTACAGTCTCTTCTAGTTCTAAATTAGAATAAAACTCAAATTCGATGCCCATTTGGCTAGCAGCTAATACTTCCTGCCTTACTGAATTACTTTTTAACTTTTGCATTAATTAAGAGTATGATATTACTTTTCAATATATATCAAACTCTGTGGCAATAGTTATTGGGGTAGTTTAAGAAACACCTTCATTGAGTCTTCATCAATCCTAGTAATCTGTACTTCGATCTCATCTCCAACTCTATAAGTGTCTAATATATCACCTGGCAATTCACTAACATGTAGTAATCCTGTCACACCGTCTTCGATGTTTACAAATACTCCATATTCTTTTTTAGTCTTGATTTTAGCCTTAACAATAGATGGTATTGAATATCTAGTAGATATATTAATCCAAGGATTTACCGAAGTATTTTCTTTTTGAGTTAATGTAATCTTATTGTTAGTAATAATATCTTTTACAAAGAAGTTAATTGGTTCACCTGGTTTAATATCCCTAGCTTTAAATTTAGCTGCAGTAGCTTCATCAAGTTCATTTGTGTGGATCATACCAGTTAAACATTTATTGAATTCAACAAATACTCCGTATTTTGCAGTACCTGTTACTAAACCATGTTTAGGTTCATCAAGAGTTTCTTTTAATTCATTAATTGAACTTGGTATTAGTGCTTGTAAATATTTTCTATGTGAAACTACTAACGTGCCTCGATCTGGTGAGAAACTCACTGGAACAACATATAATTCTTCTCCAACGATAGAACTAAAGTCTGACAATTTATTAATACCTGCAAGTGATCCTGGCATAAAGCAATCTACGCCTTGTACTTTTACAATATAACCACCATTTTCAATCATGTTATTTACTGTACCGATCCAAGCAGTATTGCCTTCGTCGATCGCAGCTCTAAGATCCATGAATGTTTTATGTTTTACACCACCAGTAATAGTACCAGTTAATGTACCTTTAGTTTCTGTAATTAAAACTGCAGTTTCTGCTCCTGGTAAAAGTTGTCTAACCTCATCAGACTCTTTATTAGCTTTAACATAAACTAGTTCTCTGTAGTTAATGTCTATTGTAATGTATTCTTCGGTTACTCCATGTATTGTACCGTCATGTATTTCACCTATAAACAATTCAGGTTTAATATTCTGAGTAGAACCTTTCATGATGTCGTATAACTCTTGAGCATAGGGCTCACGAGAGAATACTTGATCTCCGTCTTGTGTCTTAATATGTGGATTTGGTTTTCGGGATGCTGTTACGCATGTTGCTTCATAAGCTTCCCATTTGAATTCCCCTGCTTCATCATAAAATTCTGAAAAGTCGTTACCATCATCTTCTTTCTTTTCGGTAACTTCTTGGGTTGGAGTTTGAACTGTTTCTTTTACTAGTTCTACGGTTGTTGCCTCTTGGGCTGAAGTGTTTATTCTTCGTCTTTTTTTGTCTGACATTTATTTTTTATTTAAAAGGTATTAACATATTATATATCTACTCAACCACGCGTTTTATCCATGCGCTTCTCGTCTAGTTTTTAGGGTTTCGTATAAGTTATCTATCTAGCTCAAAAAAGTTGGCTTTTTCTGCAAAATAAGTACCAAATAATTTTTTTATGTCAATTATTTTTCGTATATTAGTACTGTAATTAAAAACAAACAAAAACTATGTATATTAAAGAACACAACTGCAAGATTATGGAAACAACAACTTTCTCAATCGAACAAAACATTAACGGTAAAATGCACAAATTCTACACTAGCGATTATGGCTTTAAATGGGATGTAGAATATGATTATAGAGTAATCACTAAATGTACTGCCGGTTTCATGACTATCTCTGATGGTAAATCTACTCTTCAAAATTTGGTTAATAGATACCAAAAGAATGCTCTTCAAACAATTGAGATCAAGTCTCTTAAATCTGATACCTTCCTAACAGCCCTAGCTCTTAAAGCTAATAAATTTGTAACGGTAGCAAATTGCATCCTTGAGAATATTGAAATTGGAACTATTCACAGTTCATTCCCTAAGATGGCTGATCACGGTCACTGGAAAGCAATTGGCTCTAAGACTTGGGCCGATAACGCTTACAAATTAGAAGATTCATTTAAAAATATAAAACTCGTAGCCTAATGAAAGATCAATTTAACTATAAAAATATAGAATGTAACGGTGTTGGTGGCCATGGCTACCAAGCCGTTCTTAAACACAAAGACGCAATTCAAGAAATTTGCCAAGACGTTAGAGACCTACTCGGCGACAGGCTTTGGGATAAAATGATTAAACATAGTAAAGCAACTGGCAGAGATGCTTCATTGGGCTATCATGCAGGAACTAGGTTTACAAATGTAGAGGACAATGCTTATAGACTTATCACTGGAATCGCAAGACATACAGCAGAGTATATGCCAAACAGTGAGTTGCTTGAGATGCACGTAGGAGCCATTCTACCGATGTTAACTATGGATGAAAAGGTTTATATGGTATTAGATGCTCTTAGAGACTGCGCGGGTGCAGACCATTGGTACACCTTCGAAAAAGACTGGGGTTAAAATACTACTGGTACAAAACCAACCATCGGCACTGGACCGACCGGCGTTGGAATACCACCAAGATATAAGAGTTTAAATTCAAGTAGATGCAGGGCATAAGCTCCTGCAACTGCTGTTGATGTTGCAAATGCTGGCGGTTGAGTCATAGGTACTTTATTAAAGACTTTACCGGTATTCCATGCCTTTCTTAAATTGTTAGCAAGTCTATTTGCACTTCCATAATAGATTGGAATATAAAGACCTCCTAATGGAGCATTAATCATTGCTGGTAGAGCTGCTGGCATTGGACCAAATGGTTTAACAATACAAGCATACCAATAAGCAATTGTAACTCTTGCCATCATCATATAAGGATCTCCGCTAAAAGATTTACCACCAGGCGTAGTTCCGCTAGGTTCCCACGGATGGTCAACTGCTAACATATCCTCTTCACATCCTGCTGCTGCATTTTTAGCACATTTAGCTTTATAGAATTCAAATTTAAATAGAGTACCTTCTGGTTTAGGATCTATCTTAAAGAATTCTGCTTGAGCGTCTGGTTTTGTAGAGGCTGCTCTTAATTTTGCTTCAGGTACTTTAATCCAATGTTGTTTCCACTCAGAATCTTCATATTTGTTTTTAACCCAACTTGTAGTCTTTATATACTTATTCTCACCTCCACTAAGAGTATCAGTATTTCCTCGACCAAATATAACTTTATTAATATCACCAACATACGGCGTGCCACCAGTTCTCTTATTGGGATAATATGTAAATGTTGCCACTACATTAGATGTTAGGATCTTAGGCCTTTGGCTATCTTCCTCAAAGTCATAAGGTACTTGTAATTTATATTGATTAATAGGACAAAAATCTGGAGATATACTTTTACCTGATCGATCCTTTAACGTAGGATATTGAATTGGTTTCGTAGGGCCTCTATAAAACCTTTTCTTTGTTGCAGAATTAGTGCCAAACATATACCCATCATTTTCATTTACTGGATGTGCCTCTAACAAAGCACTTTTTACATATCTAGAAACCTGATCAGCTAATTTCTTCCAATCATATCCTGCGTTTGTAATATCCGTTCTAACTCTAGGGCTAATATTTTGGTATCTTTGATTTCCATTGTAGCGCAGTTCATAACTCTCTTTTCCTAAATGACATGCCCATGTAAAGTAATCCCACCTTTCTGCTGCATAATTCATAAACTCATATCCCAATAAAATTCTAGTAGCAAAGATAATCTCTAATTCTTCTTGAGTCTCTGTGCCTAGTAGGCATGGAAATTGATAAAACTTAAATTTACGTAAATTATACTCAGACTTTTTTTCATCCACAAATTTATTAAATGCTAATGCATTCTTTTTTCGTTCCTCCTCAAGTTCTTCTTCAGTTGGCGGAGCATCAACATCTGGACAGAAATCAGCGTACGCAGGATGAGACTCTTTACCCATTTCTGTTAGATTACCATCTTCGTCATATTGATCCATCATTGGTATATCTCCCTCTTTTAATAATCTTTCAAATGCAATACCATAACCTTCTTTTAAGATTAATTCAGCAAGACCGTTATTTTCATGAAACGCACCAAATGGTGTTTGAGCTTTTGGGGCTCCTTTTACTGCATCAATATAATGTTGAGCAACTGCTTTTCCAAAATCATAACGCCCGCTTAGTGGTGCAAGATTAATAGCGTTTATCATTCCAGCTGGATTTGTAGTTAATTGTCCATTGAGGGGATTTCCAGGAGCAATAGATTTTATTAAATCTCCGGATGGGGGAAATATAGGCACTTGATCAGTTCCAACCTTTGGTAGTGGATATGAAAGTATCGCTCCACCTGGTTTAGTAAACTGCTGACTCATTATTGTATTAGCCAGATCAGGAATAAATTTGGGCCACAGTGCAGGCATAGTTACTTATTCTTTTGTTGATACTTAATATGTGTGCTAGATAATTTTGCAACAGTTGCCGGTGTTGGTGGCATCGGTGGACCTGATGGTCCAACTCCTGTTGGATGGATATGTGCATTGTAATCATCTAATAGAGCTTGTAACCAATCTTGTAAAGACTGACCTCTTACTGCTGGTTCAGTTTCATCTGCTCCGCCTTCTCCTGTATTAGATACAAATATATCTCCACAATCCATAAAAATCTTATTATCAGTTGAGATCTTAATAATGCCTTCTTCGTCTAATTGAATGATAGGTCTTTCTTTTTTACCCTCGCCTCTTGTAATGACTAGGCCATCTTCTGGTGAGTGGTAAATTCTTACGTTACGTTCTGCATCGTAGACTAAACTAATTACATCATGCGGTGCATCAGATGCCTCTAAGATGTCTCCCTTTAAGTCTTCGTTTTGATCTACTTGAAACCAGTATTCTGGGTGATAAATGTTACCGTTATCAAATCTTACTGCAACTATATCACCAACTCTAGGAACTGCATGTGCACCAACCTGATCTCTATTCATAGGAGTTGCCCATGGAATAGCATCATCTGTTAATTTATCAAATTTACCGAAAACTTTAACGCGCACTCTACCTTGTAGTAGTGGATCTTCATTGATAACTACTTCTCCGAGCCAATGTGTTTCTCGTAAATTATCTGCAAAAAGCTCATTATTATTCATGTATGTTATTGTTTAAGTTACCGTCTGGTGTTGAATCTACTCCAGTATTAACACCACCGTAAACATTATCATTTAATGGTCCTGTTTGTGCTTGAGTAATTGGGTCATGTACTTTAGCGTTTAAGTTACCATCTGGTGAGCTATCAATTCCTAGCTCATGAATTCTATCACCAACTCCAGAGCCACCGCCGACAATTGCACTTGCAGCACTACCTCCACTATTAAGTTGACCTTGAATTAAATTACCAACTGCATTAATTAGACCACCATTAATAGCATCTTGTATACTACCTAATCCTCCAGCGCCATGTACATTATCTAATAATAATTTAGCGGTAAGATTACCAACTGCATTATCTAATAGATTACCTGCAAAACCACCGATTTGTGTACCGTGTACATTACCAATTCCATTTGGTTGTAGGCTAAAACTATCAATAGCATTTGTTACTCCAGATACTAAACCTGCTGCAGTATCTTGAATATCATCTTTAATACTACCTATTGTATTCTTAGCTAGATCTTTAAGTCCAACCTTTGTTCTTTCTGTTTCAGAAATATTTCTACCAGTTGTGCCCACTTTCTGAGGGGGACGTCCGTGCACATTAGTTAATGAATCCATTGAGCTAACATTCTGTTGAGCATTAGGGTTCACTGTATTTAGGGGCATTTGATTTGGATCTGTTGCGTCGTTTACCGGCTCAACTCTAGAGATTGCATTTGCATCTCTATTTTCATTAAACATATTAGGTCCTAATCTTGAAGCTAAAGGCGTACAAGTTCCCCATCTTATTTTAAGGCTTGGTTTTTTCAATTCAGGATTTTTACTCATGTCTGCAAAATAATCTGCAACTGAGTCCATATTAAATTCACAGTGTGTAAATCTTAATGCTACGAATGGTCTAGAATCTACAGAACCCGGCATTGTATCATTTGACGAAAATACTGGATGAATGTCTTTTACTTTCTTAGCATCTGATCCTGATGAATTAATTCTAGAATCTGGGTTATCTGTAATACCTAAATTTCTAGCATCTGTATCTGCTTGAAAAGTCCTTACTTCTGAAAAGTAAATATCCATTGAAAACTCTCTTAAGTTTTTAGGAACTACTTCTACATATCTTTGTAAATCAAAACAAGAATTTCTATATAATTCCATAAGGCCGATTGCTGTTAATTCAACATTCTCCTCTAAGCATTCTATTTCAAGTTCAGGTTTATCACTACCTCGCCATGGCTCTTTCATCTCGCCGTAAGTCATAGCCTTTTCAATACCTTTTAGGCCTTGCCAAAACCAAGGCATTTCTTTATTAACCTTTAATAATACTCTATTAAAGTTTTCAAGGTTTTTAGCGTAAATATCTCCAATGTCTGTTCTAACAACATTTCTTAAATAACTAAGTGCCTCACCATTGAGTAGGGGAGAGTGTGCGACGCTTGATTTGTCGTTCGCGTGGAATAGAATCATAAAAGACAAGTACGTAGGATCCTCATGAATCTTACGAGATCTTGCTCCTTTTCTAAATGCGTTTCTACCGTTATCTCTTTCAGCCATAGTTTATTTATCTAGCTTTTATTTTATTCTGCTAAATTAGCAGATCTACTTGGCCATTCTCTTCTAATTAGAGTTAGTTCTGTAGTAATTGCCGTTTCGGCATCGTATCTATAATTAATATTCTCTACTATATAATATCCGGATATAAATTTATCCATCATTTGAGTAAACTCATTTGGCTCGCCGTCGGGTTTACCAGCACCTAATGGTCTTTCTGTTAAACCAGCTTCTTCTCTCTTTTGATCTGCTTTTTGTTCTGCTTCAATCTTTACTCCATCGTAATGATACATTACTACAGGTATTTTACAAAACTTATAGATTGATGGGTTAAAGCCAACTACGCTGACTATTAACTTCATCTTTTCTATCTCCATATTATTTTGAGCGTCGTGTAGTTTAGTAAATATTGCATTTGAATGAGTATTACCTAATCCATCATCACCAGCATTTTGCCTACCCATATATTTAAACTTAACCTGATCTTTATATCTTTCGTCTTTTCTATTACCTCTTAATGGTTCATCAAGTTCGGATAGTTCTTCTGTTACTAGTGGCTCAATTGTAAATTCTTGAAATCTATCTCCAGCATCAGAATTATTATCATAAATCTGAGCCGTTCTTGAATACCCTCCTTCGAGGCTAATTTTATTTGAGTTGTTTACCAATTCATATTCTACAACGTGACATGATAGGCCTGATAGGTCTTTATGGTTAGTTAGTAATAGAGGTACTTCTACATTATCAGAATCTGTTGCGTCTTCATTCCCCTTTTTTTTACCTTCAGATTCTGCAAATCCAGTTAACACTGTCATAACTTCATCTAATTTTGGGCTAGGTGAATTAAAGATCTTATTAATATCTACAAAATTAACGTAATAATATTGATCTATATAAAACTTTACAAATGCATCATCAGAAACATACGAGTCGTCTACTATTGATTTAATAAAATCAAAATAAGTAGTATATGCTTGTATTCTAGCTTGTGCATCATCTGTTGCGTCAATGTTAGTTGCAAGTCCTAGTTCTAATTCTCTTGCTACAGTTTCTAAATGAGTTAATGCAGTATCAGAATCTAATATTTGGCAATCTTCAGCATAAAGCCTTGGTACTTTACATACACCTGATAATGAAATTTCACTACCACCGGGTGCGTTAGGGTTTTCTATTTCAGTATTAATTTCTACAATATCAAAATCCATGTGGACTGATTTAAAAGTCTCTTGGTGTTTTGAGTTTAAAAGAATTGTAAAGAAATCGCCGTCTCTTGGCATTGAGTCTACTTTAAAAGCACCGTGTGCGTCATTAAATAAAACAGTACATCTAGGTACTTTACCATCTAATTCTAAATTTAATGAGACTATTTCGTTCGAAGTTACCTGTACACCATTACATAATATAAATGGTTCAAACCCACCAACCTCTTTTGATTGCTTATCTACGTTCTCACCAGATTCTTCAGCCAGTGCGTCCATCTTGATTTCCGTTGGGAGTATTGCCGGTTCTACAACCGCTAAAATGTGATTTTCTAATTCCATCCTTTAATGTTAATTACAAGGAGCTCCATCATTAGAAACGCCATCGGCATTACTACTACCTTGAGGAGATGAGCTCGAATTACTATTTGTTCCAGTTGACGATGCGTTTGTGCCCCTTCCACTTCCACTTCCGTTCCCACTTCCGCTTCCATTTCCAGCACCAGTTCCAGATGAGTTTGTAGTTCCACCTTTACCAACACCGTTGTTTAGATTATTTTCTAATTGAGTTTCAGTTAAACCACCTCCACCGGATCCTGAGCCATTTCCACCAGATCCTGAGCCATTTCCACTACCATTAGAATTAGATCCATTTCCAGCAGCTTGCGCAGCTAAAAGAGCATCTCTTACAGATTGTCCGAATTCATCAAATATTTCATCAACCACATTATCTCCAGTAGTCCATTTACCTCCAGCAGCAACACATTCAGCTCTGGTTGTATATTGAGGTCCTAATGAACATGCTCCATTACTCTGTCCTCCAGATCCATCTCCAAATCCACCGCCTTCGTTACTCGAAGCATTAACTTCTCCATTTTGTGCTTGTGCGCCAAAAATAATATTACCGTCTTTATCAAACTTATAGTTCTTCTGCCCTACCGGAATTACGTTAGGTGGCAACAATACATCTTTGTTATACTTTTTCTTTAAAGCGTCTAATCTTCTTTGATCTTTCTTAGTAAACCTCTTGCTCTGTAAGAATTGATTCTTAATCTTATTTTCTTCAGTAGCAGCCGGTCTTTCTAATTTATTATATGCAACACCAGATGGTGGTATAATTAATTCATCTCCTGGTTGTAAAGAAAAAGGATCTGAAATACCATTCCATTTTAAGATTAAATCTGTTTTAGTTTGGTCTCCATAATACTCTAATGCAATTAAATCAGGACGAGTAACCTCATCTTCTCTAACAACATGTAAACGTAAACCAGTCATACCATCTTTATTTCTAAAGATCATAGATGGTTGAGCAAAAATATATTTGCCGTCTCCTTGTGTTTTATTTCTTAGTGATCTAAAATTCATATTATCCTGCTGCCATGTCAGAGTTACGTAACGCTCTATCTGGCGTTAACCTGCTTCTGTCTTTATTTCCGTATGCCGACATATCTAATACATCGTCTAATGATTTACCTTCAACTTCTGGTTGTAAGTACATTCTACCTCTACCTGCGTTAAACATAGATTCAATTTCTGATTTATCTCTTGGTCTACCTGGTTTTAAACTTACTTCCATTTTTAATTTACTAGGAAATCCTTCATAACCTAAAGGACCTTCAAATTTAAACTTAGCATTTTCTAAACATAGGTTACCACAAACTAAAATCGGGTTCATTGGATTACCTACTGTTAAATGCCATTGTCCTGTTGGATCTCCTGTTAAGAACGCTTTAATAATATCACCACCAGAAGGAGAACCTAAATGTTTCATTAAGGCTCCACCGATCATATTATCTAAAATCTTAGAATCACCTAATGCGTTAAGTCCTTTACCATTCATTAATCCGGATGCAGCTTTACCTAAATCATCAAATCCAGCACCTAGTGTAGATTTTAATTGAGTAACTACTGATCCTAAATAACCAGAATAATCTCCATTCTTTAGTTTATCAAAATCACCAAAAGGCTTACCAGTAGAACCGTTCCCACCAGTATGTCTAACAGCACCACCCCAGAAAGGAGCATTGTTATATGTTATTGCTAAAAGGTTTGAAAGTACATCCATAAAGACTACCTTTGGAGATGTGTTATCAAAACCTCTTAAGTCATAATAAAAGTTAAGTTTAAATTCATTATCAAATTTAAGCCCTTTATCATCTCTAGCTAATACACTTTTAATAGCATTGTAAGGTCCATATACCATGTTAGGATAAGTGTCTCCTAAAGCATCATGCTGACCTTTACTATTAATACGATCAGATTCTGCAGCAGTATATCCATTTGCACCAGCCTCTGTAGCTTTTGCAATAGGACTACCGTCAATCAAAGCACCAATTGTACCTCTTCTCTTTTCTGTACTACCACCAGATGCAGTTTGTACAGAAGATTGAATTTCTTCCCATCCAAATCCAGTACCAAATGAAAGTATTTCTTCTAGGTTATTTCCTAAAGCCGGGGATAGCCAAGTAACTGCTCTAGCTAAATCCGGTTCTGATATATCTAACTCAGCTCCCTTTTCATCATAAGATCTAGCGTTTACAATATCATCTCCAACTGGAAATGAAAATCTTCTTAAAGTAACTAGGAATTCATTTGATATTTGGCCGTAATGCTCTGTTTGTATAAAGTCTCTATATGCATAAGAAAAACCTACACCGCCATTCTCTTCACAATAAGTAACAATTCTATGCGCAGTTGGGTTTAATATCTCAGCAGCCGCTGAACCAGTACCTACAACCGCAGTTCCCCATTGAGAATAATCAGGACTTCCATAAGTAGTACCGCCTGAATAATTTCTATAGTTTAATAATGTCCATGAATTAGATTTAGATCTAACTGTATCTACACCTGGAATAGTTTTTTCTGGATCTTTAATCTCATAAGCCCTAGATTTATTACCATCCGGATTATTACCATAAACTCCAGCCGGATTAACGTCTGATACATTAGAACTAGCTCCTGTGTTTGTTGTACCCCAATTAATAGGTTCAACAGCTCCTTCTGGCTCAGCTCCTAAAGGAGCATTATCTGCATTATCCGCAGCCTCCTCATTAGAAGACGGTTCAGTATATGGAGTGCCATCAGCATTTAGCCTCCTATTACTAACCTTAGTATCACCAGTCTCGTCATCTGTATATATGTACTTCGGTGGCGCCGTTGGTGTGATGGTATCTAAACTTAAAGCCATTAAAAATCTATTTGTTTTTTATATATATCTGACTACATATCAGGATAATATATTTAGACCCACTCTCCGCGGTCTAATTCATTGTGATCTGGTCGATATAGTACTTTATCTATCCAATCATCGTCTTCAGGGTATCTATCTCCTAAAAACTTTTGTAAAGCTTTTACATATTCACCTTTACTATGAAAATTATATTGGCCATTATACACAGATCGGTTTGTGAGCTCATATAGCTCTTTTAGAGTGGTTTCAGTTTGAAAGTCTTGTATCTTATCAAATAGCCTGTCTTGTTCAACCTTGGTCTTTACACAGAATACTGAATCAACTGTGACAAGATATTGTTTCCATTTATCACCATTAAATACTCTATCTTCTAGAACTTTAACAGTTTTATATTCTTGTCTCTTTAAGTTAATCCTAGTTTCTTTACCTTCAAAATCTCTTATGAATCTACCACCAAATAAGTATGACTTTAAAAAGACTATATTATCATAGAACTTTTTTATACGAAGTTGGTACCTAGGATTCACATCGTCGAATTTAACGTCGTAAATTAGGGCTCTTACCGGAATTAGTACATTTGGGTTTTGTGTAGTTGATAACAAAGCATGTACGTATTCACCTTTAGTAAATACTTTATGCTTAATCATGGTCTATAAATCTAACATTATCAAACTTGCTGAGAACTCCCCTTTTAGGGTAATCACATCTGTTGATAATAACTAGATCTATATCGAATGGTTCACCAGTTAAGTCACTAATAAAATCTTTAAAGTTTAAGATAGCAGAGCCATCTAGGTTTTTAAACATATAAAGTAACTTAGCGTTCTCGTTCTCCTTTTCTACATTATCAGTAATTAATTTCTTAATCAACTTTCTAATATAAAGAGATACGATAACATCTGATGGCTCCTCACTATAAGGGTCACTCTTAACTAATCTATTTACAATATCGAAATAGGATATAGTCAAATCATAATCTCCAGACTTTGCTAATTTTTCAAACTCAGTCCTAGTTTTACACCAAACACCTTCTATTTGTAGTGTCATTTCTTTAACATAGATTTCAGCCTTTTTAAATCCTTTTCAGTAGCTGCAATCTTATTTTTAAGTTCAGTATCGTTTGGGACATACTGCATTCCCCATTCAGTTTTGATTCGTAAACAACTAGACTCAAGCTCAGTTCCTGTCAAAAGACCTAATTCTAATACTAGGTCCTTTAGAAACTTAACTTGGTTCTGCTTGCCAGTTATACCCTCGAACTCATATACTGTCCTAGTGGTATATTCTTCGCCACCACCATTAACGTTGTCGTCTATTAAAAACTTCATCACACCGTTATCAGCTGGCTCTATTGAAATACTTATCATATACTGTTTTCTATTTTTGTCTCGAAGCTCTAGAAGCTCTTGCTTCTTTATATAGTGCTTTCGAAGCTTTTTTATCAGCCCTATAAGTTTCTTTATCTTTAATCGCTGTTAAAGACCAAGCCTCTTCTAGAGTATTAATTTCTTTTGCATTGAATCCCTGGTTAGTCCAAGTTTCTTTTAGTCCTTCTAAGACTGATTCTAAATACTGAGCATTTATTTTATCGTTACGGTCTAGATTCTGTTGATGAATCTTTTTACCATTCTCAAGATTAGCCGCTCTAAACTTAGTTCTAACTTCACCAGTATATGAAAGCTTACTAAGATATTTAAGTATACCCTGCTGCTTCATCATGTGACGTCTTTGTCTTCTATTAGTACTCGATGCCTGGGGCTGCGTTTGTGCCTTTGGCTGGTTTGGATTTAGTTCCGGTGTTAAGTTTGCTTGTTCTGCCATTATAGTAATTTTTAATGAATTCTTCTGCTTGTGGTTTTAATTGTTCTTGTAAGTTATCTATCTGGCTCTGTACCAGTAGCAATATTTGCTCATTTAGATCTGCTTTTGTAATATCCATCTGATCTTTAAATAAATCATAAACTTCTTTTGATGGAACATTAAGCTCTAATGGCATTGTAATAGTATTCTTAGCGCTAATCTTTTTTAGCATCTCTAACATTACATTAAGTTCTCCGTCTACTTTAGCAGTCGGTTGTGGACCATCTGGTCCTTTAGGAGCAACAGGCGTATTACTAGGCCCTTTAAAAGGTATTGCCATTGATTCTGCTTGTTCTAATGATTTAGCATCCATGAAGAATTCTTCACCAATGATATTAGTGTAACATTGTGTACCATCAGTAAACAGGGTGAAATCACCTTCTGTTTTATCAACAGTTACAATGTCACCTGCTCTTTCGGTTTTAGTCCAAACTAAAATCCTTTCTTTAGTATCAGTTGTACTCATCTTATTTTTATTTGTTAGTCTCTTGACCAATGCCAGTGTGTAATGTATCGCCTGGTCTATTATTATACTCACTTTCTATAAATTGTTTAATAAATTCAATACTTTCACTGGGACCTATGATTGCATCTCTCTTTTTAAATGGTAAAACCCATCGATCGTGGAAGCCTTGTTTACCATGCTCTGTTAAAAAATCTTTTAATTCTTGTTCTTCTGGTAGAAACATTTTATTAAATCCCATGTTGTTTATTTTTCTGTGTCAAAGAAGAATGTTTGAAACAATCTTCCATCATTAATATCTTTTCCAAAGTAATCTAAAGATGCGTGAAAGTGATCTCCTCTATAAATTACTAATCTGTTAAAGACGTTCGCGATCGTATCAGTTCTTTCCCACTTAGTATAATCTTGTCCGTCGTTATTTATTATATCTAAAGCATCGCGATCTGTTTCACCGTTAGCCAATTTAGGAGCTGCTATTAATCCCGTTTCTTTATGTTTAAATAAACCAGTTCCTCCAGATAGGGGAGCATCAGGAGTTAAATAACAAACACCTGCCCATTTGTTCCAGCTATCAGCATGGATCCAAGTTCTATCTCTAGCAGTTGTATATTGGAAAGCACCTGTATATTGTTCTTGACCTGGTTCTGGCCATTTTATCTTTCCGTGCAAAGTTTCCATGTGACCGTTTATATGATCTTTAATACTTTGTGTTAAAAATGATTTTGTTCTAATACCCGGATAATTACCATCAACATCAAAATCTGCATTTAATGCAAACTCTCTAACTTCAAGTGGGTTATTGTAAAAATCGTCGATTATTATTACGCTATATGCCATTAGTTTATTGTTTTAAGTCTCTCCTCAAAAGAAGGAGGGAAGAATCCTGTTTTATTTATCAAGCTTCTAAAGCAAGCATCCAGGATATAAGTTACTGCCCAATCATCTTTAGATCTTATTGATCTCCCAGCTCCTTGTTGTATTGCTATTCCGGTTTTCCAATCATACCATCCTGGGAATGTATTCATCTTAGCTTTCACTAATGGATCGCCAAGAGATGGATAGGGTACTTTAAAGAAGATCTGAAATCTAGACTTGTCATCTTTAAGATCTAGGCCTTCTAAAAGAGACGGCCCAACTAAGACCTTACCTTCAGATTGTTTAAATACATCTATCGCAGGTCCCCTTTCTTTAGCCATGTCATAGGTTATTAGGTTAAAGCTATGTTTTGATCTGGCATTAATTTCATTCATGAACTGATAGGAGCCGGCGTGAATAATTCCACTTTGTCCTTTATGTTTGTCTAAGATCTTATCTAAAGTCTTAACTACATGGGGGAGATTTATTTCGCGTTCTCTAAAAGATAATTTATGCCTGTTAATGAAAACGATGGGGGATTTTTTGTAATCGAAATTATTGTTCATCCTAATAACCTTTGCAGCTCCCATACTAGTATGTTTTGCAAATGATCTAATATCCCCTAGAGTCGCTGACATAAATACTTTAAAGCCACTTTTCTTTTGTAAGAATTTATCAATCATCATTGCTTCCTCTAAACATAAGAACTTTACTTCAGTTTCTTTACGATCAATAACGATAGCGTCATTTCCGAGTTCTTTAATAATGTCATGATAGTCATCAAATTTGCACCATATATCTTTAAGTCTATCCATGCGCCCAAAAAAGCTCTGCCATTCTTTAGGGATGTCTCCCATCCGATACTGTAGTTTGCTGACCTTAAGGGCTGCAGTTCTGGCCTTGCGGTAAACCTTGGCTATACCTCTGAATTCGCTGATGTGCCTCATGAGCTCCTGGTGATCGTCTTCCCGCATTAAGCGGTCAACAATGTCTTCTATTCTGTTATCAGATACCCAGGCAGTTTGCAGACCATGCTTCTGTATAAACTTGTTTACCTCTTTAAATAACTTTGGTGTACCCATGTCTATTCTAGGACTAAAGTGTGATTGCACTATACTGTCTACCTTATGTGCCTCATCAAAGAATACAAAGTCTCTTATAGGAAATGGTATCTCTCTGTCTTGTTCTTGCATCTTATCCTCTACATAATTCCTTTGTATTAGATAGTATGAATAGTTAAAGAGAGCTACAGGTAGCTCCTTTGCGCGCCGGCGGCCTTGTAGATACCCACAAGTTCCCCAGCATTTTAATTTCTCGGCAGCTTCATACCCAATCCCTTTCATCTTACAATCAGCAAGTGAGAATGGAAGATCATTTACGCTACATGTGTAATTGTCTACTCCTCTTATACTGGGCCAATTAAGTTTTAGCCTTTTAAAGTCTTCTTCATATTGATCTTGTAGCATTAGATCAGAGGTTACTAAATAACCTCTTTTACCTAATTCTTTGAGAATGTGCGCGGACCACATAGCAATTAGTGATTTACCGCTTCCAGTTGGGGCATCTAAAATAATAGTCCCTTGTGGATCTTCAATGTAATGATTGCAGATAGCTTCAATAACTTCTCTCTGTCCTGCTCTGAATTCAAAGCCTTCACCAAATATACCTTTACTTAATGATTGATCTATAAGTTCTTTTACTGTTCCGCGTTCCAACATATTACTTCTTTAGTTTCAATACCAGCCTTTTCTAGTAGTGCTACCCCTGACATATCTCTATAGTCCTCTGAATAGAATACTCTTTTAATGCCTGATTGGATAATTAATTTTGCACAGTCAAAACATGGGCAAGTTGTAGTGTAAAGATCCGCACCACCAGAAGATAGTGTGGATTTACTGATTTTTGCCAAGGCATTTGATTCTGCGTGTAAGACTTCTCTTTTGGTTACCTCTTTAGAACAACAACCACTTTCACAATCATAGCCCTTTTCCTCTAATATTGCTTGATGACCTTCATTCTCAATTAGTCTAGTTTGTACCTCTTCACACTCGTTTTCGAATTGGTGTGGTGTACCATTGTAACCTGTTGATATGATTTGTGTATCTTTTACAATGATGCAGCCAACGCGCCGTCTCTTGGCATAGGATAGTTTGGCTATTTGATAAGCCATCTGCATATAAATTAAGTCTACTGGTATTCTAGGCATATAAAAAAGAGTCTATGTTACTATTGTTATACATAGACTCTTTAAAAAGTTTAATTCGATGATACTCAAATATTAAAACTCAAATGGGATATAATCGTCTTCTTTATCCATACCGTACCAGACACCTTTATCTTGCCAGTAGATCCATCCATACTTATCGTCAATAACTACTTCAAACTTTCCTTTAGGCATCTTCACGCTCTTCTTAGGAGCTCTGGCGATATACTTAAGTACAGGTACACCATCTTCCCAAGTTTTCTTAGTAGCTCTAGCTTCAACTTCAGTACCATCACCAAATCCATGGTGAAATTCAGCACCTTCGATCTCATCAGCTAATAGCATAGTAGGAGTAGCATCTGCTTCAGTTAAAAATGATTCATTTTCAGGTCTTACTCTTTTATACTGTGCTTCTAGTTCTTTAAACTCAGCTTTAAGTTTAGAAGGAATTCTTTTCTTAATACCCCAGTTATCACCAAAGATTAATGGAGCAACAGCTCCCATTCCTGCAGTCTTAACCTGTTTAGCATATTTTCTAGCGTAAACTGATCCGTCAAACCAATCTAATGCAGCCTGTGCCATTTCCTTAGAAATTTTAACACCTTCTATTTCAGAAGTACTACCTTTAACTACCATTTTAAATAGTGTTTTAGCAGGAGCCTGTCTTGCTTCTTTTAATTCGTTTATTGATTTTATGAATTTCATAGTTGTATTATTCTTTTCCAGCACCGTAAGTTTCTTTTAACTCATCGATTTTTTTGCAATAAGATTCTTTAAGTTCATTACATGCAGCTTCATACATTTCTTGAGTTAATTCAGTTTCTTTAACTTCACCATAACCTTCTTCCATTGCAGTTGCAGCAAGAGTAGCGACTAATGCAGCATTCTCTTTCATATACATTTCTAAAGTATGATCTTGATATTCATCATTCTCATAAGCACATGCAGCTTCTTTAACTTTACCATAACCTTCAGATAACATTTCTTCTACTGTAGCAGGTGCTTCAGCTGGAGCAGCTTCTGCTTCTCCCTCTTCGCCATCAACTTCTTCAGACTCTTCAGACTCTTCGTCATCGTCATCATCGTCATCGTCGTCATCGTCGTCATCGTCGTCATCTTCTTCAGAATCATCGTCATCAGAATCATCTTCTTCAGAATCATCGTCTTCTTTTTCTTCTTCCTCTTCTTCAGCAGGAAGTTCAGTAGTTTCTTCGCATTCTATGCAGTTACCTTCCTCGTCTGTTCCACAAGGACATTCTTCTGCTTCTTCTTCAGAAACTTCAGACTTATCTCCTAATCCTTGATTAGCAGAATACTCTTCGAATGATAATATTTTTTTAGCCATTTTATATTGTTTTTATTAATTTATTGTTTTTAACGCTTATCGACATTAGCAGCATTATGTACTACAACTCCATTTGCAAAATAGTTATCTGAATTTTCAGCACCTAAGTTATATGTTGGTATTGTATTACCAGTAGTTTTAGCCACAGTAGTTAAAACAGACCAACTGTTGTTTGGAAAGTATCTAATACTATCACCTGCTGCAATATCAGCGACTTGAATAAATGCCACACTTAAATCTTCTCTCTTAACTAACACAGGGTGTTCACCTGTCACTTTTAAGTTTTTAGCTTCTTCATTTACATTAAATGTTAATGTATAATATTCAGGGAATATTTCTGTTGCGATTTCAGTAATTGTTGTATTAATGTTAGATGATGCAAAGTCTCCTTCTACAGTAGACCATGTTTTCCATGCATCTTCTTCATTACTTAATCCTGTAATACTAAGGGATTTAACTACATCACCTACCACAATATCTTGTATTTTCTTAGAAGTACCGTTATCCATTAATACTAATTCATCTTGCATTATACAACCACCACTACCACCACTAGTAGTAGCATTAGTTGCAAAAGTTGCAAAAGTTCCCGGAAGAGTCGCAAGAGTTGCATTTGTCGGAGCATTAGTTGCATTCGTTGGTGAAGCCTGCTGCTGTGTTTGTGTAATAGTCAGCATCGACCTTTTAGTAGCATCTACCGGATGATTAATCCATAAGTATGCTGTTCTTGTATTTGGGTTATCAGTTGCCATTTTTATTTTTTTATTTTAATGTTTACTTTAATATTATCCGACGTTTCCTTCAGGAGATTCTATAAATTCTTCTCCACTACCTGAACCTGAATCGCCTCCTGAACCTGAACCTGAACTAGATCCACCACCTGAACCGTCTGGCCAGCTGTCTAAAGTAATAACAACTCTTAATTGATTATCTTGAGTAATTCCTGATCCTGTTCCCCATGGGTCGTTAGCATCTACGCCTAAGATCCACGAAGGTTCTACCTCAACAACACTACCGACTGCGTTAGCCCAGTAGATTGCACCAGCTTGTCCCAAGTTACCACTACCTCCACTGGCATCATAGTTTGGCATAGTACCTACACCGTTACCTGAACCAGCCTCTTTAGTTACTGTTTGAATAGAAGAGAATCCAAGTCCAGAGTCGGTTAATGTTGCGTTATCCCAATTAATATCTGAAAATATAGTTGTTGCTGCAGTTGCATTAGTAGTTGCTGCAGTTGCATTAGTTGGAGCATCCGTTGCGTTAGTTGCATTTGTTGGAGCATCCGTTGCGTTAGTTGCATTCGTTGGAGCATCAGTTGCATTCGTAGCATTAGTTGGTGCATCCGTAGCATTAGTTGCGTTAGTTGGTGCATCCGTAGCATTCGTAGCATTAGTTGGTGTAGTAGTCGCTGCAGTCGCTGAAGTTACTTCAACAGTTCCACTAGCATATTGTGTTATTGTAAA